TCCAGCAACGGCGCTTGCTTGTACCGTGGTCGTACCACTCGTAGCACCACTTAAAGCAACGGTTCCTACTCCAGTTAGTGCTCCAGAAACATTCGCAGAACCATTAAAGTTTTGACCCCAAAGTGTTCTAGTTGAAGTTAAAGTTGCCGCACTACCAGTCGTGCTTTGATTAAGTGTTGGGAATGTGCAGTTAGTTAGAGTGCCGCTTGAAGGAGTGCCAAGCGCACCACCAGAAACTAAGTTACCTGAAGCCGTACCTGTCAACGCACCAACAAAAGTTGTTGCTGTCATTGTCCCTGTAGTTGCCAACTTGGATAGTTCAATAGCAGCAGCGGTGTTAATATCAGCGTTAACAATAACATTGCTAGCAATGGCTGTAGCATTGCCAACCGATGTGACATCTCCAGTTAAGTTGGCGTTAGTTGTAACATTTCCTGCGGTTAAACCGGACGCAGTGCCGGTCAAGTTGGTTGCAATACCTGACGCGGGCGTCCCTAATGCAGGCGTTGTCAGTACTGGCGAAGTCAGTGTTTTGTTTGTAAATGTTTGAGTAGTATCTGTTGTTGCAATTGTAGAACCAGCAGTTGCTGTCAAAGAGGTTATGTCAATAGACATACCGCGATTTGTTCCACCACCTTCAAAAATACGCAGCAAGTTAGCGTAAACATCTATGTTTACTCCACTATTGATAGTGCTACCAGAAGAGGGGCTGGCAAGGTTTATTTCTCCACCTTCACTACCGCCTTGCGCTGTAATGACTGGGCGGGATATATTGGGGGTTGTAAGCGTCTTATTAGTAAGTGTTGCAGTGGCGGCACGCTCGGTTGCGTTGGACGTGTTATCAACATTACCTAGACCGACATCTCCTTTAACAATTCCTGTCGGAGTATTTATGACAGGCGAAGTCAATGTCTTGTTTGTTAAAGTCTGCGCCGATGTAAGGTTTGCTGTGACCGTCGTATCAATTGACAGTGTATTCCCAGACTTAGATAAACCAGTACCAGCAGTGATTTGTCCAGCACCTGAGAACTGTGTGAAAGTAAGTGATGTTGTACCAAGTGTGATTGTGTCGTTAGTCGTGAGCACATAGCCCATATCGGCACTAACGGTGCCTTCAGAAACAAATACATACATTCCACTTGTAACTTTTGCTGATGTATTTGCATCAGTAGACCTTGATGCTGCCCCAGATGCTACGACAACGTAGATACCATTTTGTGTGGTTGTCGTCTGGTTCTTGAGCAGAACACGGTCACCTGTTGCTACAACCACACCGTCGATCGTTGAGCCGTTTATGAGGGCAGATGCAACGTCGATGTTTGCTGTTGATGCGACACGAACTGAATCTTTAATGTCAAGGCTCTGCGTGATGGCATCGGCATAGGCTTTAGTGACGGCATCGGTCGAGTTTGTCGGAGTTGGGACTGTTACGGTGCCAGTGAAAGTTGGACTAGCCAACTTTGCATAGCCTTGGCCTACAACATAGGCGGTTGTGGCAATCTGTGTCGTGTTCGTATCTACAGCAGCGGTCGTGCTTAAAGGAGTGCCGGTAAATGTTGGTGAAGCAATGTTTGCTTTCAGGTTGTCTGCTGTAGTCACAAACGCTGTCGTAGCAACCTTAGTACTTGAATCAGCGGCAGTCTGAGTAGTTGCAATCGTTCCCGTAGGAAGCGTCGGTGTACCCGTAAAAGTAGGACTTGCAAGGTCTGCTTTCAAAGCAACATTGCCGTTTAACTTTTGGAATGCCTGTAAAATACTGTCTGTAGCAGCAACGGTTCCAGCACCTGAAACATAACCTGTCAACACTTTGGCAATAACAGGAGCGTTAGTTAAGGTCGTAGCATTACCGACACTTGTGACGTCGCCCGTAAGGTTTGCGTTGGTGGTAACGGTAGCCGCATTACCTGTTAATGCGCCAACGAAAGTTGGTGCTGTAACAGTCCCAGGAAATGTTGATGTGCCATCAGTAGCACATATTGTTGCTGTCTTTCTACCTGCCCATCCCGATACCCAGTTGTCAGGTGAACTGTTTACCTCTAGCCCACTTTCTGCATTTACATATAAAAACTCATTTGTTTGTCCAGTAGCATACAAATGACTTTCGCCTGCATTTATAACAAGGTAATTTCCGTTTGATGTTCTCAACTCATTTGTAATAGTTGTTGAAGCAGTAGCCGTACCTGAAACATTCAATGAAGTCAGAGTACCAACAGAAGTAATTGCTGTTTGAGCAGCACCAGTAACGGTTGCTGCAGTACCTGTGGTGTTTTGATTAAGCGTCGGAACATCTCCTGCGCTAATGGTCGCATTTACCCAGTTAGTTCCGTTGTATCTTACGAATTGAGTCGTAGCTGGAGTGGTAATAACAACATCAGAAAGGTCGTCAATAGAACCTACAGTACTGGCTGTCCCCGCAAGAATTTAGTGCCATTGTACTTAAGAACTTGATCTGTCGTAGCACCAGTCGTGTCTACTTCAATGCCATCAATAAAGAGTACAGGAACCTTTAGCGTGTCGTCAGTTTTAAGGACATCTGCCGCGTCACGATAAAGATTTACATCGCCAACGCTTGTCCCGTCGCCCCAGACAAGACGGCCGCCAGCCTGGATTTGAAGTCTTGCATAAGCGTCTGCGTCAACAAAAATAGTTAAACCATCAGAGCCAGCAGAAGATAACTGCTTAATCGTGATTGGTGTTATAAATTTTTGAGCCATGACCTCGGTCATCTCTTATGTCGGGCCCCTCGGGGCAATATTTACTTAGCCTGTAACTACGATTGTGTAGGCGTTCAAAGCAATTGTTCCTAGAATCGTGACGGTGACAACATCTGCGCTAGTGCGAACAACATCACCGATGACTGTTGCGCCAGTAGATACTTCGTAAATTTGAACAATGACATCTGTTGTGCCAAAAAGGTGACTAACCGTGGTTGTTGAGGTGCCGCTAATGCTCGCTGCGCATCCTTGTTTGGCGATACGAGCAAGAACGGGAGTAGAAGTCGTTGCTGTGCCAGCAGTAGTTGCTGTACCAAGACTGGTACGGGCAGCTGCTGCGGTCGTTGCGTTGGTACCGCCATTGGCAATGGGCAATGTTCCAGTGACACCAGTTGTCAACGGAAGTCCAGTTACGTTTGTCAGTGTTCCTGAGGCAGGCGTTCCGAGTGCGGGGGCGGTGAGCGTGGGGCTAGTGAGCGTTTTATTGGTAAGGGTCTCGGTACCTGCCAAGGTAGAGAGAGTTCCCGTTGTGGGCAGGGTTACACCCGTAGTGCCGGTTGTGGTGAGAGTAGTAGCGTGGGCACCAGAGGTAGTAAGGTTTCCACCAAGAGTAATTGTTTTACCAGTGTTGGCAACTCCAGTACCGCCGTACTGACCAGCAACGACTGAGCCATTCCATACGCCCGTACCAATTGTGCCAAGTGTGATGATTGAAGTCTGACCGACATAAGTAGCGGCAATGTCTATACTGTCGGCGTTGGCAGTAATTCTGGCAGCCGTACCAACAACATTGAGGGTGTTTCCACTCTTGGTAAGACCGTCGCCAGCGGTGATTTGACCAGCACCAGAGAACTGAACAAAAGTTAATCCTGTGGTGCCAAGGGTGATGGTGTCGTTTGTTGTAAGAACAAATCCGCTGTCAGCATTGACGGTACCTTCAGAGACGAAGGTGAACATTCCTGTCGTGACTTCTGCCGAAGTGTCAGCATCGGCAGCACGAGAAGCCGCACCTGCGCCAGAAGCAACAGCTACATAGATACCGTTTTCTGACGCCGTACTTTGGTCTTTGAGGAGAACACGGTCGCCAGCGACAAGTGTTACTCCGTCAATTACATCGCCAGCCTCAAGAGCTGTAGCGATTGCCACCGGAGCAACGGAGGCTACACGAACCGACGCCTTGACATCTAGGCCTGAGCGGGCAGCGTCAACGTAAGCCTTTGTGGCGATATGCGCATCGTCTGTTGGGGTAGCAACTTTAGCGTTGCCGTTTGCGTCTCTTTTGACCAGCTTGGAAGCAGTCGCCGAGTCGGTGGCGTCGTTAATCGTGTTCCAAAAAGCGGCAGGAAGTAGACCAGCAGAGTCAGTATCGGCGACATTAAGTGTGAGGGTTACGGTGCCGTTTGACTCAGAAACCGTAAGGGCTTCAGCAATTCCTACGCCACCGCCAGAGGAAATGGAGTTAACAACCTTGCGCCATGCCCCATTGCCATAGACTTCAATGCTGTCAGTTGTACTGTTGAAGTACATCCGACCTTCAAAGTTGCCGCTGCTTGGAGCCGTTGCGAGCACCTCAAAAGTGGCGTTAATCAGTTGGTTCTGATTAAGGTCAATATTTGTGAGAAACTTCTGAGCCATGGTGTTTCCTTAGGTTAGGTACGCGAATCCCGAAAATGCGGCGCTGAATAAGATTCGCACTTGAGTACTAGATAGATATTGTATCTCACCATAGACAACCGTATTGCTAGAATCCACGACCATTACACTAGGATTACCTCCTAGGGCATGAGTAATAGTCCATGTAGAGGACGCCGCCCCCTGCGTGTGGACGTGTCTTTGCGTCGTGTTTGAAAAGCCAGAAATTGAAAAAAATGGGCTAGCTGGCCACGCCCCAGCAGCCTTTGGGCCGTAGTACTCCCCTAGATCTTCGTCTATGTAGATGTCACTGTCAAAGCCAATAAGGTTTGATGGGGATCCGGCTCCTACGATCGTACCTGGTCCTCGTGGGCCAACTAGCCCGCGTAACGTAGAGGTTTGAATCGTAGAGTCCGCGATCGTAGTAGATACCGTGCTTACTGAATTGATTAGATCAACAGCGGACCCGTCCCCGTATGGGAGGAGAATAAAGAACTTAAGTGGCTTAACACCGTAGAGACGAACATTTACCTCATACGCCCAGTTTTCTGGCTTTAGAAGAGTGTTATCGGTGGTAGGTAAAGATAGACTTATTGAACCATTTGCATTTAACGTAGCCGTGATGGTGTCCTCGATGAGTACCGAGTCTCTTTCATCAACTACCCTGGCTGTAGGGGTGAAAGTCACTCTTCCTTTAGCCGCTACGCCTGTTGCTGTAAGATATGTAGCGGTAATAGCACGGGTAAGAACGTCACTTGGCCATACTCCAGGGGTCCCAGACTGCTCTGGCTCGATCGTATAGTTCGCAAAAGGCGAAGAAGTAACAGGAGTTGGCTGGGTGTTGATTTCATTATTTAAGTTTACGGCTGACCCGTCGCCATACGGCAGATTTGCAAAGAATTTTCTAGGGCGCGAGCCGTATATGCGCACGCTTACTTCATACGCCCAGTCAACTGGGTTAAGAGACGTATTGTCAGTTGCCGGAAGAGTCACGCTAAACGCGCCGTTTACGTCTAAAACGGCTGAAATAGAGTCTTCTACGATAACTGCATTATTTTCGTCTATAACACGAGACGTGGGAGTGAAAGTGACTCGTCCGCTGGCAGGAGAGCCTGAAGCTGTTACGTAATTACCTGTGACAACTCTAGTAAGAACGTAGTTAGGCCAAGACACGGGCACTCCAATCGGACACTTGCAATTGATCTTATCAAATTAAAAGTGCGGTGAGGTTATACTTTTGGGCAAGATAACTGCTTTTAGTCGAGCCAGATCGTGTACTCTGCCGTTACTCTACCTTTTACCGGGTCGATGAAGTGCAGTCTTTGAGAAGGCTTACCTACCGCCGCGATGACCTCTCGAGCGTACTCGTTGTGAGACTCAGGAGAGCCTGTGATGAACACTCTACCGGCATTCGCCATTGTCATCGTAGTCGGTGTGTGAAAATGGCCCATATAGACATCTTGGAACGGCTCAACTACTCCTGTCGCCCAGGCATTCGCCTTTCGCAGAATACTTGTCTGACCTCTGCATTCATCGCCGTGCACAAGGAGAGCTCTGTAGTTCCCGATTTCAACTATTTGGTACCAGTCTGGCGACATTTTCCAAGTGACGTTCTTAAGATCTTTTGTTCTGTCTTGAGCGATCCTGTACGAAATCGCGTCAAAGTTATCATTTGCAGGCATTTCACCCTTGCGGCCGAGTCGGCCATGGTTACCGTACTCGCACACTACGTTGACCTTGTCGAAGAATGCGGCAAATGTTCTAATCATCGATTCTTCAATGCGAACGGTCTCAAAGAGTTGCTCAAAGATGTGGGCCTCTACTTCCCAGGCTTGCCCGGGAAAGATTGATATGCCTTCGACCATGTCGCCACCAAACATCACGGTGCATTCTCTGACCGGGTGATGGCTTCTTTGAACGGTGGTAAGTTCAATTACCTTAGCCGCTAATTGCTCCATACGTTCGCTGCACTTTTGAATGTTGTACGTAGTTGTGAGCTTTCCAGTCTGCCAGTCCGTTGCGTGAACTAAGGCAACTTCTGCCTTTGTCTTGCGCGCGTCCTTTGGCGGTGGTGGAAGTTTCTGTGCTTTACCTACGCCGCATGCGAGTACCGACTCTTTTGCCGCGGAGTACACTGCTTCTACGAAGGCTTCTGTCTTTCGCTTAGCTCTGTACTCTGCTTGCTGCGCGGTCTTCAACGCTTTTCTAAGCTCAATGATTTCTTCTTCTTTACCGATATCACTGAATAAACTCATTTGATCACCGTCGTCAACTCTCCACGCCTGTAGCGACTTATGACGTTGATGGCTAATTTATGCCCGTGTCGTGCTAAAGCCTTTGAAATGCTTGACGCCGGAATACTATGATCATCAAGCGCCTTTAAAAGATCTTTTCTATCTTCTGGGCTAAGAACTTCTAAGATTTCAAGAATTCGTGGCTTGTTTCCTTTGCTACTACGTTCTTGACTAATCTCATTGAAAAGGTTTCCCATGTGTCCTCCATGTTAGTAAAGTAGACAGTAACATATACTAGAAGATGTATTGAACAATATCACGACTGAGTGCCCATCTATATGATATTGTGAAATCCTCAAATAAAAAAGTCTGTCGATGCCGTGGAGAGACACTGTGCTTGGTTATATTTCAATTGTCGTCTTTTCATCATACGCAAGCGGCGTCATCATTTCTCCCAACATAAGGTGTCTAATGTCGAGTGAACACTCACTAGTACTAAAAAATTGTAGGTTTCCATGACAACGTGGGAACACGCCGAAGGCCGGTTAGGGTCAGCAGCTCTATGGTATGCGCAGCAGGGTTGGCACGTCATGCCTTGCTATGGAATTATCAATGGCAGATGTACTTGCGGTGGCGCGCACACTGAACCTAAGGATGTTGGTAAGCACCCGAGCATTCCAGAGTGGAACTCTCAGGCAACTAGCAACATAGACACTGTTCGCAATTGGTGGCCTGACGGAAACCAAAATAACGTAAGTGTGTTTTGCCGCCCTAGTGGATTCTTTGTTATTGACATCGACCCAAGATCAGGCGGGCCAGACTCCTTTGAAAAGTTTGAGGCATTAGTTGAAGGCGCACTACCGCCAACAGTTGAGGCGATCACTGGTGTGTACTCAATGGGCGGCAAGTCAATTCGTGGCCGTCACTTGTTTTATCGCTGCGATCAATCAGAAGCTCTTGTAGGCAACCTTAAGAAAGCCGGTTTGCCTGGTGTTGACATCAAGCACAACGGCTACGTGCTTATCGCACCGTCACGGCATTTCTCCGGCGTCTGCTACGAATGGGTACCTGGTAAGGCGCCTTGGGAGATTCCAGTTGCTGAAGCGCCTGAGGAACTTCTTGCTTCTCTTAGGAAACGATCTCGTCGCTCTGAAACTTCATTGTCTGAAGGCGACTGGGGTTTTCTTGAAGGCATTGAGTTTGGTGGACAGAAGATTGATATTGACAGACTTCTGTCTGACGGCATCGATGAGGGTTCAAGAGCTGTTGATATCTATTCACTGACCTGCGCACTTTCAAATAAGTTTCCTGTCGACACAGAGGCAGGGAAGCTTGCAGTTGAGACAATGATGATTCGCTTTAACGCCGAGAAAGTGCGACCACCGCTCGATCTTGAAGGACCTGGCGGGCTACTGATGCACGTTCGTCGCGCTATTCAATTTGTTCTTGACAATCCAAAGACAGAGCGTATGTGGCCAGGTCTGCAGGACTGGGCTAAGAAATCACAGGAGGAAACTCGTGAAAGTGCGACATCAACTCCTAAGGCTCCTAAGAGTTCTTCTGCGTCGTCAGACTATTCTTACAGCACTGAAAACTTGCCTGGCACTATCGGCGGGTCTGTTCATAGTTCTATCGCTGACGGAGACTCGTTATCTAAGGCGAGCAGGCTTACGAATATTGACGTCCCTAAAGACCCTGACGCGCTTGGAGAAGATGAAGGCGGTGAACCTGGTAAGCGGACTCTCTCAGATACCGGAAATGGACGACGACTTATTGATTCGTTTGGTTCTGCTGTTCGATACACTCCTGGCCTTGGATGGTTTCACTGGGACGGAGGATATTGGAAACCAGACGTAGAAAGTCTGGAGATGCGAGAGCTTTCAAAGAAGATCGCGCCAATTATTGCCAGTGAAGTTGTGCACTATCTTGATGACGCAGACAAGCAGTCAGAGGTTATTAAGTGGGCGCAGCAAGCAAAGTCAAACGCACGCATCAATAACGCAATTGAAAACGCTACGTCAGATCCTAGAGTACTTGTTGGAGTTGACACGTGGGACAGTGGTGAAACACTTCTTGGTGTTGCAAATGGCGTTATTGATTTAAGAACAGGAGAATTACTTCGTGGTCGTCCAGATCTTTACATTACTCGTCGCGCTCCTGTCGCTTACAATCCTGGTATTAGGAATGTTCGTTGGGAACAGTTCATTGACTTCGCAACAGGAGGAGACAAAGAACTTCAAGAGTGGATTCAGAAAGCCGCCGGATACTCACTAACTGGTTTAAGAACATACGATGTTATGTTCTTAGTCTACGGTCCGCCAGGGTCTGGTAAGAACACGCTTGTTGAAGCTCTTGTTAAGGCAATGGGCACATCGCAATACGCGTGGCCTCTTGACTCAAGTATTCTTGCTCAAGGCGACGGGCAGTCACATGGTTCAGATCTTTATCACTGGGCAGAACTACGTGGCCGTCGTCTTGTATGGGTAGATGAATTGCCAGAGTCAGAGCGCTTGAAGGAGAACTCAGTTAAGAAACTTACTGGTTCATCTGAAATCTCAGCGCGTTCGCCTGGAGAAAAACCGTTCACGTTCCAATCACGCGCTAAGCTTTGGATCACTACTAACCACAGACCGATTATCAGTGACGACGCTATGTGGCGTCGTATTCGCCCTGTGCCAATGACGCATGTCCCAGAAAATCCAGACCCTGATCTAAAGCACTACCTATTTGATCCCGAAGGCGGACTACCTGCTGTGTTGTCGTGGGCGGTTGAAGGTGCAATCAAGCTTCTTGGTTCAAGTGCAAGAGACGCGCTTGGCTGGTGCTCCGTCGTAAGCGAAGCTGCAGAGATCTATCGTAAGAATGAAGACAGAATTGGCTTCTTTTTTCAAGAAGAGACTAAAGAAGCTGAAGGTGCAACTACTCCAGTCAAATCTTTGTACGCCGTGTATCGCGTATGGAGCGAAGAACGAGGTGAAAAACCTATGACACAGATTGCATTCCAACGCAAGATTGCAGAACGCGGAATGGAGATCAACGGGTTTGGTTCTAGAGCAGAAATTCTTGGAAGAATGCTTATGCCACGAGTTGTCTCATCTGGAGAAGTTGATTGGGGAATTGCAACGAGGTTTGCAAGATGAGCGCCGTAGTTAAGGTCACAGGGATTGCAAGTGTGTACATGATCAACAGCTACGATGCGACTATCGCAGATGTTCGCGCGTGGCTTGATGAAGTGCAGAAACTTGGCCTGCCTGACAACGCAAGACTTGAATCAGCAAATCTTAAAGTAACTATTAGATCTGAGCACTTAGAAATGACGGAGTGTGGAGATCACCTGCTAGACGACCCGCATCCGGGGATCATAATGTGGAGCGGTCCGTGCAAAAAAGATGAAGAAATGACGCCTGAGGAGTAGATCTTAAGGTACATTTACATTAGGCCTGGCAGCACTTTTGGGAGAGAGTGACGCCATTGGGGTCCGGGATAGAGCAGACGCACGGCTATGCAGATTGCTCTCCCGGCCCCAGCCTTTTATACGTAGTAACAACGTACTTGATCGTTGATGAGTGCCACTTCTTTCCAAGGGCTGTTGGCACCTCGGTTTTGTTAAGCATGTCGGCGATCTTCCCATAGGACAGCCCTGAGTCTCTTAGCGAAAAGATCTGCTCGGTGACCTCTTGGGAAAGCATCTGCTTTGGCCCTAGGTCAACACCCCACTGCAGTCCTTTTTCTCGGCGATCCTTGTGAACGTCCTTTTGGCGCTCTGCAATGATCGCGCGTTCCATTTCAGCAAGCGCGCTCATGATCGTGACTACAAACCGGCCTTGGTACGCCGAGGTGTCAAGATTTAGGTCAAGCATGACAAGTCGCCAGCCATTTTGGTTCGCCCTGTCGATGATCGTTAGAAAGTCCTGAGTTGACCTAGCAAGACGGTCGATTCTTGTGACAAACAGCGCTGCTGCGTCTCCACGGTCAAGACGGTCAAGACTATCGCGTAGAACCGGTCTTCCTTTGATACTCTTGCCCGATCGGCCTTCTTCTCGAAGAAGTTCCATTTTGTCGTACCCGTGGAGGGCTGCTGCCCTACGAAGGTCTCTTTCCTGCGCGTCTAGCGACATTCCGTCGTTGACTTGCATTGAAGTTGACACTCTAGCGTATAATAGAGCTACGTCGTTTTTTAGAGGCTTTTCCATGGTCTATCAGGCCTTTTGCGGTCACTAATGTACAACTTCTCGAGGAGGTCTCAGATCGTAAAGTGTACACCTTTAAGGTTAAGGGTGTCTGAAATATCGTATCATAATAGTGGCCACACCCAGGCACTTTGTAGGGCTGACAAATCTATATCAGAAACTGTCAGAAATATATCATTTATGGTGTCAGTTGGCCGCTTTTGCCGCTTTTTCAGCCCTACGCTGCCGAAGTAGCTCGAAGTCCTTGACTTT